CAACAACGGTGCGGGAACTGCCGGAGCGTCATTCACGGTTCACGGCGTACAAGTTGAAAACGGATCAAGCCTGACGGATTACGAACCCACAAACACAATCGCCCCAAGCGCCAACGCAAACATAACGGGCTTCAGCAGTGCGGCGTATTCGCTGTTTGCCGATTATCGCGAGGACATAAACACGGCAGCGATACGCACGATGCTGTCAGTCGATGATACAACTACGTCAAACAGGGCTGTGGTACGGGCTGATGCCGGAAATACAATAGCGACGATCATGGTCAGTGGCGGGACGACAGCCACGAACACGACCGAATCTTCCATCCCGACAACACGATCAAAGTGCGGGTTTGCTGCAAAAACAGACGGATTCCTGCGTGCTATAAACGGCACTGCTGGTACAAGCGACGTATCCGGCAACATGGCACTCTCCCCGCTGTTTCTGCGTATCGGGAATGATTTATCGTCGTCCGGGCAGTGGAATGGATTTCTTTACAAAGAAGGCTTAATCACGCTGTCTTTGACACAGGCACAACTTAACGGGCTGACGCAATGAGTACGCAATATCTCAAATTTCCTGATCAAGAGACTGCCGAGTCTGCATTGATTGAGGCAGGCTACGAACTGTCCGAGTACAAGGATCACTGCAACGGCAACGGCTGGGGGTCGGTGTTTTCGATCCCCGACCAGACCGCGCATTTTGCAAATATCTACGACTGCACGAGCCTGCCAGAATCGCTACAGCAGTACGTCGTGACTGCGCCGCTGACGCCGTTTAACGTTCGCGCAGGCGAGTTATTTTAGCTAGTAGTTTTCCTGTTTGAGGCTTTGAGTGCAAAACAATAACGTCACACTGGTGATTGCAGGCCGCGAGTATGGCGGCTGGAAATCCGTTTCTATTCAGGCTGGTATTGAGCGGTCTTGCCGTAGCTTTTCGCTAGACATTACGCGCAGCTGGCCCAACGCACCACAACTGCAGCGCGCGGTTTCGCCGTTTGATAACTGTGAAGTGTATATCGGCAATGATCTGGTGCTGACTGGCGACATCGATGCCACGCCCATCAATTACGATGCGCGCAGCATCAGCGTTTCCATTAGTGGCCGCAGCAAAACCGCGCGGCTGGTAGATTGCTCTGCCAGCAATGAACCAGGGCAATGGAACGGCCTGCCGGTTGAGCGCATTGCAGAAGCGCTAGCCAGTGTGTATGGCGTAGGCGTAAAAGCCGATGTGAGTACAGGCGGCGTGGTGATTGATCACCAGATCCAGCAGGGCGAAACCGCTTTTGAAAGTATTGACCGCTTGCTGCAACTGCGGCAACTGCTGGCCACGGATACTGCGCGTGGTGAATTACTGATCACGCAGGCCGGCACAGTACATAGCAATGCCAGTTTGGTATTGGGTGAGCGCGGCAACATTCTCAGCGGCTCTGCCGGGCTGGATTACAAAGAAGTTTTCAGTTCATACACCTGCAAAGGCCAGCGGGCCAGCACTGAAACGGATGATGATGAAGATGAAAACCTGCTGCCTGCGCTCAATGAAGCGAGTGCCAGCACTACCGATAGCCGGGTGCCATACACGCGCAATCTGATCATCAAACAAAGTGGGCAGGCTGATTCTGCAGCCTGTGCAGACCGTGTGAAATATGAGCGGGACTACCGCCGTGCCAAAGCGCTTTCTACTCAGTACACCGTGCAGGGGTGGCGCAAAGCATCCGGTGATTTATGGGTGCCGAATGAACTGGTGCGCGTGCAGGATTCCATTATCGGCATCGATGCAAACTGGCTCATCGTAGAGCTGGAATACAAGCTGGATGACGGTGGCACCATCTGTTCACTCACTGTTGCGCCACGTGAAGGCTACATTCGCCCGGTGGATGATGGCAAAAAGAAAAAGAAAAAAGGCGAAAAGGGTGATGCGTTTTCTGATGTTGAATCCATTGAGGAATAACCGTGTCTGGTAATGTTCGCAAGGCGATGGCTCCGCAGGCCCGCCGAATTGAAAACATGCTCGCACGTGGCACCCTCACAACATTAAACCGTGCGCGCAAAATGCAGCGCATTCAGGCCAAGCTGTTGGGTGGTGAATCCAAACAGAGCATGGAATTTTTTGAGCAATACGGCATCACCAGTGCCCCGCACGATGGCGCTGAAGTGCTGGCTGCATTTCTGGATGGTGACCGCTCGCATGGCGTGGTGATCTGTGTGGCAGACCGCCGATACCGGCTGCTGCTAGAAAGCGGCGAAGTGGCGATTTATGACGATCTGGAACAGTGCGTACACCTTACGCGTGATGGCATCGTCATCGAGGGCAAAGCCCTGCCCATCACCATCAAAAGTACAACAAAAGTGAGACTGGAAACCCCATCACTGGAATGCACGGGTGAGATCAAAGACCTGTGTGATGGCGCTGGAACCACCATGTCACACATGCGCACGAAATATAACGCGCACAGCAACCACGTGGGCGCAACCACACCTAACCAGCCAATGTAAGGGCCGCCATGTTATTTCCCAGCGATAACGCCATCACCGTGAATGGTGCATCGGTGGATCTTGGCAGTGCGCAATCGGATCCACTCATTCGCGCTGTGATTCTTTCACTGTTCACGTGGCGGCGTGCAGAGCCCTCTGATGTGCAGCCTGGGGAATCGCGTCTTGGCTGGTGTGGTGATTCATTGGCTGCGGTAACAGGTGACAAATTTGGTTCACGGTTGTGGCTGTTGGCCCGTGAAAACGTCACCCAGCGCACCATCCAGCGCGCAAAAGAATACGCCACTGAAGCATTGCAGTGGCTGGTTGATGATGGAGCTTGTGCCTCATTCACCACGACAGCGGAAAGATTTGGCCGCAATGGCATTGCCATGGGCGTTGTTTTATATCGTGCAGATGCCAGCGTACTGGCTGATCTGCGTTTTGCTGATATTTGGAGTGCTATCAATGCTTAATCGCCCGACATTACAAACGCTGGCTGATCGGGTGCGCAATGACATTCTGGCGCGATTCAATGCGGATGATATTTTGCGGCGTTCGGATGCAGAGGTTTATGCGCGTGTTGAGGCGCTTGCCATGCATGCGATGTATGGCTATATCGATTATCAGGCCGCCCAAATGTTTGCTGATACGTGCGATGAAACTGAATTGCCGCGTCATGCAACATTCTGGAAAGTAGCACGTAAAGTGGCTGCGCCGGCGACAGGCAGCGTGACCTTTGCCACCAGCGTTGGTGCAGTGATTCCTGAAGGCACCATCGTTCGTGCGCTGGATGCGGTGGAATACGCCACAACGGTTGCTGCCACTGCCACTACAGGCAGCACTGTTGTCGCTGTTGAGGCCATTGCTGCCGGGGCTGCTGGCAACCGCACAACGGGCCAGAGCGTGTTGCTGGTGCAGCCCGTTGATGGCGTGCAAACCACAGCCACTGCTGGTGAGCTTTCTGGCGGGGCGGATATTGAAACCATCAGCGCCTGGCGTGCAAGAATTTTGGCGGCTATGCGTTCTCCCCCAGCCGCTGGCACAGCTAACGATTATGAAATGTGGGCGCTGGAAGTGCCTGGCGTTACGCGTGCATGGTGTTATCCGCTAGAGCTTGGGCTTGGCACTGTAGTTGTGCGTTTTGTGCGTGATAACGATGCCAGCTTGATCCCGGATTCCGGAGAAGTTGCAGCTGTGCAGGCTTACATCGATGCCCTGCGGCCTGTTACTGCTGCTGTGACCGTTGTTGCTCCCGTGGAGGAAGCGGTTAATTTTACGATTGCGGCAACGCCAAACACCGCTGAAGTGAAAGCGGCGATAACGGCAGAGCTGGAAGATTTATTACTGCGTGAAGCCGAGCCCGGCGGCACGTTGTTGCTTTCGCACATTCGTGAAGCGATTTCGTTGGCTGAAGGTGAAACAGACAGTGTGCTTACTGTTCCGTCTGCGGATGTAACAAAAGCCACTGGCAAGATCGCCACAGTGGGTACTATCACATGGGCATGATGCAGGCCACGGCTGATGATTACAGCGAGGTGCTACATGCGCTGCGGCCTGTTGGCCCTGCAATGGCAGTTAATGACCCTGTTTTGCAGGGCTTGTCTGTTGAATTTTCGCGCGTGCATAACCGGCTGGGCGATCTGGTACGCGAATCTGACCCGCGTACAGTCAATGAGCTGCTTACCGATTGGGAGATTGCGTTCGGTTTACCTGATTCGTGCTGTGCATCAACTGCAACGTTTCAGCAACGCATTGATGCACTGGTTGCGCGGGTTCGTGGTGCGGGTACGCCGACGCCGCAATATTTTATCGATCTTGCGGAAACGGTTGGTTACTCGATAACAATTGATCAATTAGCTGCGTTTACGGTGGGCAGTAGCGTTGTTGATCCACTTTACCCTGAAAGCATTTGTTTTGTGTGGCAGGTGAATTCTTTGTTGACAACGTTTGCAAGTTTTGATGTGCGAAGTGATGTTAGCGCTGCGCTTTCTGTGTGGGGAAATGCTGTTCTTGAGTGCGTTATCAATCGTGCAAAACCGGCCCACACGTATGTGCAGTTTTCTTACTACTCTGAATACGATCCTGCATCAGATGCAATTTTTTCTGCCATGCCTGTTTTTCCTGGCAAAGAGCGCCGCGCATTTGTTGATACCTGGATTCGTGCTTTGAAATCCAGTGGGTGTTGGGATGCGCTGGATAGTTTCTACCATTTTGCAGCAACGGGGCTGGTTGACTGGAAGCGTCCCGCAATATCGGCCATCGAGCACGGTGGCTCATCAATTGTTGATTGCGTTGGATTTGTCGGAGACGGTGCGAAATATCTTGATCTGCAATTTGCCCCTGCTGTCGATGGCGTGAATTACACGCTAAATGATGCGTCGTTCGGATTGTGGCTGCATACAGTTTCGGCAGGGAATCCAGAATTGTTTGGCGAGAGAACGCCGACAACAACGATGAATTCTATTTATTCTGGGTCGTCATTCGCGCGTTATAACGTCAACAAGTGGGGATTTGTCGGCAGCTATGCATCGGATCTTGTTGCTGGATTTGTGTTGGCGCAGCGCACATCGTCATCATCGGTCGAGTTATACAACGGCTCTGCCACAGTGGCAATTGATACCAGTGCGAGCTCAGGCCCTGTGTTGTCCAGCAATTCATTCTGGCTGGGCGCTAACAATGGATCAGTGATACCGCCATGTGACGCAAAAATATCGGTTTCAGCCGCCGGTGCAGCGCTGTCGGCTGGGCTGCGCTCAGCATTGAAAACAATCATCAGCGACAGCATGGCTGCGCTTTAACCAGGAGAAAATCATGGATACGCGGAAATACCAATCGGGTGCCAGTGCAACACCGCCGAGCCCGCCGGCAACCCCGTCAACCGGTTATCCAACCGATGGCGATGCACTGACAGCTACGCCTGCAACAATTCCCGGGCCATATTGGTTTTACCAGCTCGGTGAAGAAGTACGTAATGTGCTGGTGCAAGCGGGTATTACGCCGGATCACGAAGATCTGACGCAGTTGGCCGCCGCTGTGCAGGCGCTCGCGGCAAACGGCGCAAGTGTTGCTGAGATGGTCGCTGCAACAATTACAAACAAGGCTGTTGTTCCCGCGCGGCAAAAATACCATCCCATGCACGCAAAAAAAGTGGTGCGGTTTCAGGGACGGGGCACTGACGGCACCTGTACGATTGATGTGAATCTCGGCGGCACTGCGCGGGTAGAGCGCAAATCATTAACTGGCACGCAATTCTGGCGTGTGCTGTGGTCAAGTTCCGGTAGCGGTGATGACATGGCCAGTGGTGCATATAGCGTTATAGCCTTTGCGCAACTGGGTTCTGCGCCCACGGCGGTTGGGTCATGGAACGATGCAATCGGATCAACGCAAAGCAATATCGCCGTTGTGTCTGTAGTTGCGCAAGATGCAACCGGTGTTCTGTTAAAAGTGGAAGGCTCCGGCGCCGGATCGGCAGTAGATCCTGATTATGTGACGCTGATCGTTCTTGGCGCGCTGCCATAACCCGGGCATGAGGCCAGCAACATGGAAATGGACAAGCTGAAGGACTGCATCCGCGAGGTGCTGGCTGAGAGATCAACGGTAGACCCGGAAATTCATCGCGAACATCATCAGTTTCTGACTGAGTGTGCGCCGTTGCTGCGCGAATTTCTGGCGTACCGCGCGGTGCGGTTGGAGCAGAAAAGACGTTGGGATGAGCGTTGGCGAAAAATGCAGGATAGCGCAATCGGCGCAGTCGCCATCGCGGCCGTGACAGGCACATTGGCTGGGTTGGCATGGGTTGGTCGGGTTGTTGTCGCTGCAATGCAATCGGGCCAAGTCGGGGGTGGACATTGAAAATCACAATTGAACAACTGCATCAGATCATTGCAATTCCGCAGTTGCCGCCGGCAGCGTTGGTTGCCAGGTGTGAACGGTGGCTGCCGCATTTGCAGGCGGCAATGGATGCTCACGGCATTACTACGCCAGTGCGCTGCGCGCATTTCTTGTCGCAATTGGCCCACGAATCCGGAAGATTTGCGTTCACGCGCGAGCTGTGGGGGCCAACAAAGGCGCAGGAGCGTTATGAGGGGCGGAAAGATTTAGGCAATGTCATTCCAGGTGACGGTTACCGCTACCGTGGTCGTGGTCCGCTGCAGGTCACTGGCAGAGCAAATTACCAGGCAGTGGGTAATGGGATCGGGCTGGATCTTGTTTCGGCGCCGGAATTGCTTGAACAGCCGTCGGTAGGTGCACTTGCCGCCGCATGGTGGTGGGAAAAAAATGGGCTGAATGCGTTAGCGGATACCGGCAATGTTGACCACGTAAGTGATCGCATCAATCGGGGTCGCATCACCGGTGCTGTGGGTGATGCAATCGGCTTTGCAGAGCGATCGATGCTGACAGAACGCGCCTTGAAAGCGCTGGGAGCGTTGTAATGAATCTACTGAGTTTTCTGGGCTGGAATCGTGCTGCCGTGACTATTGGTTGCGGGATTGTCACGGGATTGTTGTGTTATTACGGCAAGATCAGCGGCGAAGTCTATGCTGCTGTGACTATCGCAACGGTTGGTGCGTACATTACCGGCCGCACGACTGAGAGCATCAAGCGTGCCACAGATCCAGTTTGAAAGCTTGTGCAAATACAAGTACCGGCTGCTTGCTGACCTTGTATTGCAGACGAATTTGCGTGGTTATTACGCGCGCACTGAGTATGTCGAGATCCGCGACAACGGCGAACTGGTACTGCGCAAGGGCTATGCCTGGGACGGGCCAAGTGGGCCGACAATTGATACCGCCAGCGCCATGCGGGGCAGTGCCGGTCATGATGCGCTCTATCAGCTGATCTCTTTGCGTGCATTGCCGGCCAGTTGCCGTGAGCATGCTGACCAGGATTTGCGCACCTGGTGCATGGAGGACGGGATGAGTAAATTCAGGGCTGATTATTGGCATGCCAACCTGTCTTGTTACCGGAGTGCGCCATGAAAATAACATCCTGCTAATATGCAGTATAACAACTCGCTCAACCGGACAAGCCGGTTAGCTTGGGGTTATACGTCATTAGTCATTGCTGCGGCATCTCCAAAAAGCTGCCCTGTTTTCCACTCGCCTATATTTGCGCCAAAAAAGAAATGCTCTTGCGGGATTGGCATGCGCGAGAATGGCGGCAATATGTTTGCGCTGTATTTAGCAATCAATACGCCGTCCTGCCAACACTCTCTGGCAAATGTATTAGGGTTATCGTATGTACAAACAGCCATAAATCCTCCGAATTAAAATGCCGTATAACAATTCGCTCATGGTCACTCTCTCCGTTCGTTGGACTCGCTACGCTCGCCCCATAGCTCTGGGTTATGCGCCAATACCACGCATTCTGCTAATCAGCGAAGGGCATTCTTCTAAAATGTTCTGTATGTAAGCCCTTGGCTCAAGTGTTCCAATATGTTCCCATTCTGGATTGTCTTCCAAAAGTTTAGCATCTTCGTAATATCTGGCTTTAACTTGCTGGCCTTTCACATATACAAAAACTGTATGGTCAAACATAATTCCTCCAATAGTTTACGCATAACAAGTCATTGAACGCGACTCGCTACGCTCTCGCGTTAATTCCTGCGTTAGGCACCAATGCCGCCTGCCTCTCGCGCTCAACATTCACGGCCGTTTGCGCGATTCCGAGCGGGTAGTAGGCCCACGCCACAATGCTGTCGCTGTACCAGTCAAGCACTTCCCCATCCTCGTCTTTCAGGTTGAACTGGAATTCGAGAAAGTCGCTTTGGTCGCCGGACATGTATTCGTCAAAGGCAGGCTCGTCGTCGTACTCGTCGCCAGGCCCTTGTTGCTGAACATAGGCCGTCATCACCACCGTGTAGGGTTCAAACGTCCTGCCGCAATCCTCTGAGCGTGAGCCTGCCACCATCAGCAGCAGCTTCATGTCGAACGGCGGCGGGTTCACGCCAGGGTTAAACCAGCCTGTTTCGGTAGTGCCAATCAGTTGTGAAGCCATATCGTTCTCCTATCGTTTGTTGCCTAACCCGGCGCTCAAATCGGACGCCCTGCGGGCGCCGTTTAGCTCTGCGATCTCCCACACGTCGGCCGTGACTCGCCCGACCCGGCGCGTCGTCCGCTTCACCTCGCCCACTGCCGCGCACACTTTCAGAATCCGGTGCGCGGTCGGCCTGCTGCGCTCGGCGGCATCAGCAATTGCCTGCGTGGGCAGCGCCTCGCCTTTGCGCTTGCGCAGCACCGCCATAACAAGCTGTGTGCTCGGCGTGTTGTAGGCGTACCAGTCCTTTTCTGTGACGCCATCGGGCATGTCCGGGTCGCGCTCTACCGGCAGATCGACGCCCGACCCTTTCGGGCATGCCCGGTCGCGCCGGCCAATCTCGTCATGCGCCCACTTTTCGGCCTCGCGGCAGCAACTCGGCCCGGTGAAGTGACGGATGCCGACCGCCTGCAGATGTACGGTCACGCGCTCCATCACAGCCCCCGCCTTCCTAGTGGCTCGCGGATGCGCTGCGCCGTCATCTGCTCTTGTGCCTCGATGGCCTTGATCTGCTCAGGCGTCCGGTGCCATGCGCAAGCCGGGTGCATCGGCACGTCATGAGCGCAGCGGTGATCCGGCTCAGACTTCCCGCCGATGGTCACGGTGTTTTCGTGCAGATAGCCGCAGCGCGGGGAGCGGCAGGTTTTGGGGGCGATGCCTTTTGCAGTCACAGCACACCCCCGATCCAGATCACCACCTGATAGGCGACCCACCCTAAGGCGGCAGCACCAAGCAGAGCCCCGCCGCCAACGCCAACCGCGATAAGTCCGGCAACCCACAGCGGGCACGGCTCGGTGTTGCGCGGCACGCGGGGCGACGCTTTCGACTCCAGCTCGCGCGCCAGCTCCAATGCCTGCGCCCGCTCACTCATGCGGCGTTCGGAGTGCGCACGGGCCAGCCTCGAAATGTGGTCGTCAGGGTCGGTCGCCTCGATGTGCTCGACGCGGCTGTAATCCGCGCCCGGCCGGTCGTTCTGGAAGCGAATACCGGAAGCTGAAGCGTGGGCCGCAGAACGGGCGTTTTTTCTGTTCATTGGGTCATCTCCTTGGATTTGCGCTCTGCGGCGCGCCGGATGCAGTCGGCACGCGGCTTGTGATCGCCGCAGTTCCAGCATTTGCGCGGGCCGCTGTTCTCGCCCTCGATGCGGCGCTTGAAGGCCGCGATGGTTTCGGCGCGGGTCATGGCCGAACCAGCTTCCGCGCCAGGGAGTTGATGCGCCGCTGATACTTGAGCATCACTTCGGATGGGATGCCGCGACGCTTCCAATTGTTGACGCGCTGCTGGTATCCGCGTTTTTTGTCGATGCCCAGATAGCGAGCAAAGGCCGTATCGCCGCCGGCCTTGTCGATAAGTGCTTTGGTTTGATCCTTGTCCATGCCGACATTAAACACCACGTTAAAGTAAAAAGCAAACGCAGCGTTAAACCTGATCG